AACGGTGTCGTAAAACCAAGAAACAGCAGCGGTGGGAATCTCGATGTAGACTCCACGATCCGCGTGGTTGTAATGCAGAACCGTGTTGACGTCCGTTACCCCCGTCAGTTCGTCAGGAACAAAATCTTCGCTGATGGGCTCCAGGCCGCTCCCGTCAGCGTTCGCCGCATAGAGTCCGTGCGACGAGAGGAAGTAGAGACGGTCCAAGTGGTCTTTGCACCATGACCGGGCTGTGACCATGCCCACTTCTCGTGAGACGTTCCGCATCACTCCGTCGGCGGTCGGGTCGCCCTGAATCGCCCACATGCTTGTGGATGTGAAGCCCAACAGGAACCGGTCCTTGTGCGGAATCAGGGCAAGCACGTTCCCGCCCACTTCACCGGATTCTGAGAGCTGAATGACGAAAGCTCGGCCGGTGTCATCAACGTGGCCGCCGTATTCGAAGTCTTCGTAGTTCCCCTGTCGGCTGGCCAGAATCTCGTTGCTGGCCAGCCGAATCAGACGACCGCGATAGATAACGTCGGCATCGCCTTCGCCCGGAGCACTGGCGCCCGGAGCAACCCAGATTCTTCCCCCGCTGGAAGCGATGCTTTCCTGAGTATCGACGACGAAATCGTTTCCTGCGCCGTCCTGGATCGTGTCGCCGCTGGAATCGAGGAGCGTGAAACTTCTGTCGGCCGGAATGGCGGTCGAAGCGATTCCAGCCCACGATCCGCCACGCAACCGGTTGGTGAGGCTGTCTTCCAGGCGGACGTTCAGTGACCAGGGAGCGGGATATGGTCCACGGCTGGCTGACTGAGCACGCAGTGATTCCCGGCGAACCACGCCACGCATCGGCCAGTGGAGTTCCATCATTTTCGGCATGGTCATCCCCACTCTGGCACAGGTGCAAAGTGTTCAATTATCCAAGAAATAGGCCGTTTCGCCCCCTGCCATTTGTCGTTCAGCCACATCTCCCGAGAATACTTCCGGGCCAGTGCAACACGTCCACGGTCGAGTGTCGTTCGTGTGGTGAATCTTGGCGATTTGTCTGAAGCTGTTCTCAATGGGCGGATCGCTCCCGTCGTCCACCAGAATCAGTTCCGTGTCTCCGGGAAGGCCGATGCTCTCGAAGTGCAGGAGTTGCCTGCGAACTACTTCGTGTGAATTCAGGCAGGGTATTACCAAACTTAACTTGATTGTCATGCCCGCTCTTCCCCCCGCTGCCAGAATGCGGTCGGTTCCTTGTCCCGTGTCACATACCACGGGTCGATCCAGTGGCATTGCGTGTAGGAGTCGATCGCCGGAATCACCCCGGAGAGGGCGAATTCACAGTAATCGTGGACGAGTACCAGACCGCCCACCCGCACCTTCGGAGCCCAGCGGATGATGTCCTGAACGGCCGCGTCAAAGCAGTGGTTACCGTCGATGCAGACCCAGTCCAGTTCTCCGTCATCGTAGCCGTCAACGGCGTCCAGGCTGGCAATCCGCATGAGATTGAACCCGAATTTCGCCGCGTTCTTCTGAGCCTCGGCGTAGATCAAGTCCTGCCTTTCTTGGGAGACGCGATGATACGCCACGTAGGGGTCGATGCAGGTGAGGTACAGATCGGCAATGTTATCCAGCCAGAGTTTCGCGGATTCGTCGGCCTGGCTTTTGTAGTCAATCTGGCCGTAGCGGCAAGCGACTTCGACCGCCGTCTTCAGTCCCATGTCGGACATCGTCTTCGCGAGTTGCAACCGGCCGCCATTCCGCATCGATGAGGAGTGGGTGATAAAGTTCGCTGGATCGGCGACGTCCCATTTTGTCACCCACTCCTCCTTGCGGGACATGGGCTCGGCCAGGATGGGCATGTTGTCCCGGCCGCCCATGAAATGGAAATGCTTCTCAAGATGCTTCCGCAGGTCTTGCATCTTCTGTGATTCCATCGTTGTAAACGGCCGCAATGTCCGCCGCCTTCCCCCAGATCGGAATGTCACGAGATCGGCAAAGCGAGGTTCCCTTCGAGGATTTCCCATCTGAAAGTCGTCGCGGTGATCGATACCGAGATCAGCGAGAGGAAATCGCTCGCATCAGCGAACGTGGCTGCCGTATTCAAGGCCACGTTGAAGCCGGCTGCTGCCGTCACCACGATATTGCCGCCGCCGTCCGTCTTCATGCGGAGCGTGAACCGGATACCGGGCTTGGTCGGATCGGCGATATCTCTGGTTTCACCCGACGACCCCGACGTCATCTCACAAATCTGAAGGTCTTGGTTCGGCCGGATGGTCAAGCCGTCGCCAGGGTCATACATCACCTTGGCGGCGGAGTATAAAATGTGGCCAATTCTGCGTGGTGAAACCATGATAAACATCCTTGCGGAAGAGGAACAGGTGCCAGTTGCACCAGAGGAAAATGGGCCAATGGCCACTTACGCGAGCGTGACGCCTACGTTTCCTTCGGCGACTTCCCACCTAAACGTACCGACGGGGGATTCGACTGAAATCACAGACAGGAAATCGCTGGCGTCCGCGAACGTCGCGACTGTATTCAGGGCCACGTTCACGCCGCCCGTGAACGTCACGGTGACAGTTCCGCCATCGGTCATCAGCCTGAGAACGAACCGGATGCCGGATTTTGTCGGGCGATCGACGGTCCGCGTCTCGGTGGCAGCCGAAACCATCTCGCAGATCTGCAAGTCTTGAGCGACTTTAATCGTGCCCGAGGCACCGGGGTCTTTCAGCACTTTGGAGGCGCGGTAGAGGAAGCTGTGAATTTGGTGAGGAGAAGTCATGGCGGTCATTTCCTTTCGGAAAAGAGGAAACCGGGGTAAACCCGGCAGAACGTATGTTATTTTGGTGTATCGATGTACGCAGTGATTGATCCCGTCTTGGTGGCACCTCCCTGTGCGACGACCACCTTGATTCGTTCTTTGAAAACGTAGATGTCCTCGCGGGCGTCCGCTTCTGCGGCCCCATCCGTGTTCTGGTTTGGGAACGCGCGAGGGTAGAACCAGACTTCCGATGTCCCCGCGTTCGCCTGCACCAGAATCGGGACGAGCGTCGTCTCCCCGGTAATCGTTAAGTCCCCGCCAGTGGCGATCGTTCCCGGCGTGTACTTGATGGCATGGACACGGCCGCGAAGCCGTGTTCCGAGGTAGACCGTGGCATCCCCACTGCCGTCTGTTTCGATTGCTGTTGAAACTTCTTCGATCATAGCGTGGTCCCATCCAAAGTCAGGCTGCCCATTCTAACCGCTCGGGCGTGATGGTCGGAGTCGTAAACACCGAAATGATACCCTTCACCGCGAGGCATGTCAGGCCCAAGTGATGTGGGAACGCTTTTCTGCAGGTCGGCCTGAATCGCCAGTGGAAGCATTTCCTGGAACCTTCCGGTGTGCTGGTTGCTCTGCTCGTCGTAATTCCGCTCGGCCGCCGCTAGGCAGGCTTCCGTAATCACCTGGGCCAGAGTCTCCCCCCCCACCGGGTACTGGTTCGTCACGTCGATCATTGTCTGACGCAGAATCATCGGAACCCGCAGGACATAGGCTTTATCGGGAGTCGGGTGGAACGCCAGCCGCTTCCGAGAACCCACCGTCGGGTCGAATTCCACCGTCCGCACCGAGTAGAAAATCGGCCGGTCGTAGAACGGGTCGTCCTGCTGCATCTTCCGGATTCGACTGTCGTGCTGCTGTCGAACGGGCGGGTACAGTCCGTTCTGGTCCGGGTAGTAGGTCAGATCGCTGTCAGGGGAAATCGCCTCGAATGTGGCGTCCAGGGGCACTTCCGGCCGCGCCAGTTCAAAGGTCGACAAAGCGGCTGCTGCGACAGTAAGGTCGTCCAGGGTGATTTGCGATCCGCTGTCCCGGCTGGCAACGGAATAGTAGTTGTCGCCCACCTTCAAAGTGCCCTCTGCCGCCCAAGTAGGAAAAGTTCCGGTTACCAGCGTCACCACGCCGAGTACGATCGTCACCGTTCCCGTGGTGTATGGCGCCGTGGTCGTGATGTCTTTCAGCGGCCTGAAGAAACTCCAGTCATGCGCGGCGTACACGTCTCTGAGGCCGTCCTTGATGCACTCTTCGATGTCTGTGGTCTGATCGGACGAGTAGCCCGTGCGGATTCCGAATC